AACAATCGCACCCAAAATCACAAGGATGTGATTCGCACGAAGTGTTTTCTCTAAATCAGACAAAAAACTCATTCTTATAATTTAATTGTATATAAAATAAATGATAAAATAATGTATTCAATATCAATTCTTGGTGTCGTCGTCGGAACTTTCCGAATCTAAATCATCTAAATCATCCAGTAGATATTTTGCCTTTATTTCTTTTGCTTCTAAATATGCGCGCATAGCAGCTCTTTTCATTTCGTTGGCTTTTTGTTTGGCGATTTTATACATTTCATAAAGCACGTCCTTATGTTTTTTTAATGTAATTGGTTTATTTATTTTTGATTGAACGGCAGGAACTTCAAATGTTGGCTCATTTACATCGATTACATCGGGTATATTTTTAAAATCAATATCAACTTCTGTGTATTCGAAATGTTTTAATGGTCTCTCTGAAATATATTTTTCAGTTTCATCGATCAAATGTTCTTCATGATTTTCACTCTCTCTTACATTAACATCTGTATTGGCATTAGCATGTGTCTCTGCGTTCGAAGATTCAACCGGTAGTTCCATAGATTTATCGACAACTAAGCCTAAATCATTCGTTTGTTCGTGCGAGTAGTTTTGTTCGATGATCGGTTTGACTGATTGGGTCGCCGCCGCCGCCGCCGTTGCTTGACGGGATGCGTCATCGCGAATTAAACATGTTTCAAATAAAGGAACATCAGGTATTACTAATACTTGACGTAACAACAACTCAATTTGAAAGTTACGTGATGTAAATTTGATACCTTGAAACTCTACAATAGATATAATCGATTGGTCAGCCTTAATATATTCCACTGATACCGACTTCTTATTTTCATCGAATACTTTACACAGAAACGGTTGAACATTTGTATTTGGCGTAATATGACGACTTGGTTCTAAATTTACACGTAATAAGTAATTGCCGGTCTTATATGCTCGTAGAGGCGACGCAAGTGAATTTTCAATATCCGTTTTATCTAGTTCCTGCGTGAACCATATATGCCTCTTTTCATAAAGTAATTCAACTGACCGTTTTTCTAAATTTGTCATCCATTCAAAGAATTCGGTATCCCCGTCATTCGATGTTAATACTAAATCAATATGTGCCTTTTTACCCGCAATTACTATACCCTGTTTTGAAAGTGTTTTCGTCGTTTGAATATAAAGAGGCTGCTTACTTTGACTATATGAATATCGTGTAAGATATGAACCGCCGGTAATATGCTGTGGTGGTGATAACAGTAGCTTGTCGAATTGAAACGAATCGTTGGCTTGGAAAACATCCATGGTAGGCTATGCACTGCGTAATACGATGACACGAATTAGTATGACGCAATAAAATTATTACTGATATATTACGAGTGATTATTATGACATATTCCTAAATCGGAACATCCTTCCGTAGCAATAAAATCCCCAAGATGATTTAGCAAAGTTGGGACCGCTTGTTCGGCAGCACTAATACATAATTGTTGAACGCTTGAAGGCAATACTTGGCATATTTGTTCAATATCTGTGGTTACAAAAGAAACAACCTTAGGATTATGGATGATGGTTTGATTTAATCCATTTGCTAAAAACATGCATGCGTCGCATTCTAGGGGATTCTTCCCTCTCACGACGACATTTGTATTAGATGTAAGATTGCCGATTAAGTGATTGCCTTCGGGTTTATTAAGTGTAGGAGCATGAATGGGATGGGCATCGGCGAAACCAAATGGACCGAATGGAAATATATTGATCGACTCCGGCAGAATCAAAAGACTTATCAATAGTAATGGAATAACTTTCATTAATTTTTATACATAATGTAAGTAAATTATTTCTATATATAATTTATAATCAGTTATTATGCCTCGAAAATCATCATATGCTAAACGCCCGCGTTCTAAACGCCAGCGCCAGAGTCAGAGCCAGAGCCAGAGCCAAGAACAGCAGCAAGAGCAGCAAGAGCAGCAGCAGCAGCAACAGCAACAGCAGCAGCAGGAGCAGGAACAGTTCCAGACAGGTGGCACCGGTATCCAGGTCAGTGACGAGACATTACAACACGCAGGAAAGATTGCCCAAGAGCTCTTGAATAACATGGCTTCTTCCCAGGGAAGCAGTTCCTCGTCACAATCCGGTGGTAGCGCACTTCAAGGTTCTGAAATTAACGCCGCCAACGCGGCTGGTCTCAAGGCCGCTATGGTAGGAGGTGCTGTTGCGGGCGCCGAGGCTTACTCCAGTTTGAATGGCTCGCCTCTTGTCGGTGGTAAGAAGCGACGTCTAAGGAAACGTGGAGGCAGTAGCCAGTCCGAGTCTCAGGCTCAGCTTGGCGAGTCCCAAGGTAATAACCAGAAGGGAGGTATGATTCCAGGATTAATGACTGCGGTCGAAACTGCTTTGGTTCCTTTGGGTCTTTATTTAGGACAGAAGGCTATTCAATCCCGTAGATCCGGTAATCGTTCTCTCGGTCGTTCATTCAATCGTCGCCGCGCATCTCGTCGCACTCGTCGTCGCAGGTAGAACGTAAGAAGAAAATTACAACATAAGAAGATATAAACATATAACATATATAATTATATCTATTTACAGATGAATCCAACAACAATAATGACAGCAACTCATACTATGGGCGGTCATACAGGTGCGACTGCGACTCCACCAACACTCGAATTGAAGATCAAACGTTGGGTCGAACTTGATAATCTAATCAAGACGACATCAGAAGGAGTGCGTGATATCCGAACCGAAAAAACCGTCATCAACGACGAAATACTTGAAATCATCGAAGAAAAACAACTCGGTAAAGCAACCGTCAATATATCTGACGGCAAGCTTCGGTTTGTTAGTTCGAAAACTACTGCTCCACTTACGCTGACCTATATTGAAAAATGCTTATCTGAATTGATTACAAATGGAAAACAGGTTGAACAAATCATGACATATATTAAGAAGAATCGAGAGACGAAGACAACCATGGAAATTAAGAGGGTTTATGATAAGAAGACCAAAGTAGGCGATGTTGATGGCGATGTCGCGGGCGACGATGATAATTACGAGTAACGGAGAGAAGCGTTATAACCCGCGAAATCATAATCTAATGATATTATAAGAGTATCATTATATTATAAAGGCACTAGTCGCATCAACATCATAAACAATACAAATGAAAACAGAAGTGAAACAGTATTTTAATCCAGATCAACATTTAACGCTGCATCAAGACAAAGATGGTAATATGATTGGAGGCGGATATCAAGTAAATAATTTATTGTATCAACATAAAATGCCTTTGTTCGTATCTCTCGATGACACAGAAAGCCAACGTGGCGGTGGCGGCAGTGACGGTGGCGGCGGGGACGACCATTTCATTCCCGAAAAATTCAGCGACTTATTTCGCGATTTAGCAGTTCCTGCTGGATTATTTATGATGCCCGCATTATTTCGCCCTCGTAATTACGCATTTGAAGTTCCGGAAGCGGAGCCAGTAGCGGTGACAGAGACAGACACAAAGACACGCGATAAATCAGACACCGACACCGACGCCGACACTAGCGACAGCGACCGTGATGATGACGTCGACCGTAGAAAACCGGTCCCAAAAGATATATTCGACCGGTTATTGGAACTCGTTACACCAAGCGAGCGTGTTCAACATGATGTAAAAACACGCAAACATCGTCGTTCGATAGAAAGGCGTAAACATTCAAAACATAACAAGAACACCACGAAACGTGCGCGGTCGTATATGGAATGATACGACGGTATAATGTAAATGTAAATGTAAATAACCTTTCCGATAGATTATCTACATTCATGGAACACCACGGAATTATAACGCGATTTCGGTGATTTTCATACATGCGTCATACGCATTATTCTTTTCTGAAAAATTAACAGAATCGGAAGCTACAACTAAACGAATGATAATAGAACGAGCGGTTGTATTCTGGTTATTTGTTATACTGCCAGAAATAGGAAATAATGTTCCACTTCGCCCGCCTCCACCAAGGTTATTATCAAAATATTGTTCTCGTTTTGCGACTTGATTTGTTCCATCCATAATAATATACGACTCAAACAAGTCTTGGTTAAAACCGGTGATTAGGTAATTGGCTTGATATTCTATAATGATTCTTGAATTCGTTGAAACCGGAGTATAAGAATATGATGCTACCGTGTGTGTGCCTACTGTAAGTTCAGAATTGCTCTGACCGATTTGGGTCGCATCCAAGAACACAGTATTCACCGTCTGCCCGGTTGTCCATCTTGTCGGATTTACCGACCCGCTGACATCCAGTCTGGATTGGTTGTATAACATACCCGGTTGTGCTATGGCGACATTCTTAACACCGTTGGATGTAATGACCGCATTATTCGTGGGGTTCGTAATATGGGTAAGCGGATAATCCCGGTGTGAAAGGGGCTCCATCCACATCGAGTAATTGTTCGTGTTTTGAGCGTTGGCGTTTAACGCACGACCGCGCACCTTATTCATAGAAAGGGATGACATTCGATTGGAAGTATATATTTTATATATATTATTATTATTAGTTATTGTTATTATTTGTAAACTATGACATAGTTGTAAATATAGACGATGAACTGCGACGCGTGGTTCTATTCAACGATGATACAAATGATAGCGTAACAGCTATTATAAAAAGTGCGAATATTAATATTAACAGTCGTATGAATATATTAGGAGAAGATTGTTGATTTGTTTGTGTTGGTGTTACATGAGATTGTTGTTGAATTGTTGGTATTGCTAAAAGTTTGTCATAATTGGAGTATATTCCAGATGTAACTGTCTTTTCAGGGTAGATTGATTTTGATTTTGATTTTGTTGTCGCATAACTCGACGGGATATATGCGTATATAGATGGAATAACTGCTTGTCCTGGTGCTGGTGATGGTGATGGTGATGGTGCTTGTCCTTGTCCTTGTGCTGGGGCTGGTGCTGGGGCTGGTGCTGGTGCTTGTCCTTGTGCTGGTGCTGGTGCTGGTGCTGGTGCTGGTGCTGGTGCTGGTGCTGGTGCTGGTGCTGGTGCTGGTGCTGGTGCTGGTGCTGGTGCTGG